GTAAGTATTCTTTTTCAGTAAAGTCTGGTAAATCAGCACAGTCATGTATCTTCCAATCTGTAAACATAACAGGCTTGTAAACTTGGCCGTTAGCATGACGGTTGTATGGTGCAATAATAAGACCACCTACCCCTCTAATGTCTATCAATCTTTCTATAGGAGTTGTGTTGGTCCTCCTGGTCGCAAAGGTAGTATAGTTTTCTGGGTTGTTGTAATAGTAATGCATACCCTTGCCGGTTATTACTTTGTAAGGGCAAGCGGGTAAGTTCTTTTCTACCCAATCCATAGCTTCGGGTGAATCTGCGTCAACTACAACAAACTTACCGCAGATCAAAGCTACTTGCAGGTTGTCCCTATCTTTAAACCAAGACTCTACAAGCTCTCTGGGAGGTCTTGTTTCCTTGTATTGCTCCCAGCCTTTTAAAAATGGTGGTGGTTTTTTATTAGATCTTTGTAAAGGTACTACATTATATCCATCATCAAAATAAGCCATAGCAATATCCAAGGACGAGTCATCCTCGGTAATATTGAGTTGGAACATACTATTCCTGAGGTTCTAAAATATCAGATATACGACCGTAAATAGATTCAAAGTCTAATCTTCCCTCTGTTGCTTTTATTATTTGTTTAGCTTGTGCTATAGACGGTTGCCTATATCCATATCTCCAAGATTTGCAGGTAGCTTCAGAGCATCCAAAATCTTCTGCTGCTTTCTTATGTCCTAAAAATTTTATATAACCAGATAATGAATATGGTTCTATTTTTCTTTCTTTGTGATTTGGTTCTACGCCCATAGTACTTAACTCCTTTAGTTTTTTTGTTGCAATAGCCTTAGATCTGAAATAGTAATTTGCTATCCAAGTTGTGTCGTTTTCTTTTTTCATATACATCTCCTAAATATTATGATTTACATACTGTAATTTATTAGGTTATAATAATCAAGTTCATTTTTAATAACCATAGGAGGTAGAGATATATGAGCTTAAAAGATAAGATAAAAACACCAGATAAAATGGTGAACCAACAAGGAGCCAAGCTATTAATTTATGGCCAAGCTGGGTCTGGAAAAACATACGCAACACAAAGTATGCCAGGCAAAGTTTTAGTCATAAGTGCTGAAGCTGGGTTACTTTCTATTAAAGATGCGTCTAACGTGTCTGCTATTGAAGTTAAGGGGTATGATGATCTAAGAGAGGTGTATGCAGCTCTTAAATCTGGCGAATTAGCCTATGATAGCGTGTGTTTAGACTCTGTATCAGAGATCAGCGAGATCCTTTTGGTACATGAGAAAAACAGAAACAAAGACGGGAGAATGGCTTACCAGAATGTAAGTGAGGCAGTCACCAGTCTAATGAGATCATTTAGGGATCTGGATATGCATGTGTTATTTCTTTGCAAAGAAGGTAAAGAAAATAATGATGGCGTATTTTTCTTTGGTCCTAAAATGGCAAGTAGACCTTTAGGAGATGCAATTACGTATTTCTTTGACGAGGTTTTAGCCCTACGAATTGTTGACGATCAAGATGATGAAGGCAACGTAATAGCGGCAAGGTGGTTACAAACAAGGATTGGTCAAGGCTACACAGCCAAAGATCGTAGCGGTAAGCTAGAAGCCTTTGAGGAGCCAAATTTAACTGCCCTAATCAAAAAATTAGGGTTTTCTGTAAATATTGAAAATAAGGAGAGTAAATAATGTCAGATTTTAATGATGTTGATTTTTTCGAGAATGCGGAGCAAATGGAATCAAAAGGTCCTGAAGTTGCTCCGACTGGTGAATACGAGGCAAAGATTGTTGCTGCTGAGAAATACAAATCTAACAGCGGCAATTGGACCCAGAAGATAACATTTCAAATTGATGGCGGTAACTACCGAGATCATCAAGAATGGTATAACTTGTGGTCTGCTAATGAAAAATCAAAAAGCATAGCAAGTGAGATATTTAGTAGACTTGCTATTACTTGTGGATTTAAAAAGTTACCGGATTTTGCTAAAGACTTTATAGGTAAAACACTTAAAGTTGGTCTTAGGCAATTTGAAGATAACTGGAATAATAACGAGGGCGAAGCTGTAACTTCTTTGAAGACTAAAATCATCAAGATGGAACCTTCAGAAATGAAACCTGCTGTTCAAGGAGATAAACCTCCGTTCTAAGTAGCACCAAAGAAAAAGGGGCTTTATGCCCCTTTTTTTTGTCCTGGTGGTTTGTTTAAATATTCTTTAATCGTTCGATAGCCCAGTTAAGATAAACAACGGCCTTCTCCAGATCCTGGATGTTAGATCCTTTTAGATCTTCTCTCCAGATGTACTTAACCGCATTAGCTTTGCAATAAGCCTTAAACTCATCAGCCGTAAGCATAGATCTAATTGCATCTATACATTCTATTTCACCATTCTTGTAGTGTGGTGGTTGGTTTACTATATCTTTACTCATGTCTCCTCCTGTTCTAGTCTGTTTATTTCTTCCATAACTTCAGTTGTCCATTCGGTTAGCAAAGCAAAGTTGTGCGAATTAAGACGTTTTCTTTTATTGTTTGCAAACTCCCTAATTGCTCTGTCACTTATTCCATTGCCTATATATTTAGCAATTGATACAGCACTAAATCCATATTCTTTTAAAAGTTTTTCTAAATCTTGCCTAAGCGTGATACACCTGATTTCTTCTATATTATTAATATTCATGTTTTCTCATTGGTAAGTTTTGTTAAATCAACATTTTCAAGATCGTTATTCATCAATCCTTCTTTAAGATCAACTAACAGATTTTGTGCAATCTTGTTCATAAAAAATTCTTTAATGTCAGGATTATCTTTAGTGTAGTTAAAAGAATCTGCAACTTGATCTAACATTTTTTCTGCTGAACCTTGTAACCCTTTTTTTAAAAAATTAATTTGTGCTTCTTTATATACCTTGTGGGTAAATAAGAAGTCTTCCATTGATTGATCTTTCATTCGCCCCACCCTTTTAAATCTACATTAACGATACTGGGTGAGTTGTATATCGTAGCTTCCTTGCCGTCTAATACTGCGTTGTACTCTCCTAGTAAGTGCTCAAGTTTTAACCAGCCAGCAGTCATATCATCGTGACTCATTTTAAAGACTTTACTTGCAAACGGTTTCTTCTTCTCTTGTGCCACAAATAAAAAATCAACTACGTTAAACCCAGCTCTTTCATAACCACGTTTGTACCAAGCGGCTTGTAAATCGTACTGATATTTTCTAATGGATGATGTGAATCCTCTAACAGAACAATCAACGGTAGTCTTGTAATCCACCAGGATTATTGATTTAGGATCGCTAGAAGCATCTAAAGGGTATCTAAGCACATCTGATTTAACTTTAAGCAATAGATCCTTTTCCCACCAAAAGATTGCTCTTTCAAATGGGGAGTTAAATACTTCTGGGTATTCTCCTTTGCTTGCCGATAGATGTTTGACTCCTTCCGGTATCAAGGCTTCCTTCATGCCGTATATAGTTTGCTTATCTTTAGAAGTAATGACGGTCAGGCCCCTGTCTTCATATTCTTTCTTTAGCTCTTTATTGGCATTGGTGTACGGAGATCCGGTTAGGCAAACCACATCATTAACAAAGGCTTCTTCGCCCTCAACAATAAGTGAATGACTTGCGGTTCCGAACTTCATAGCTGGAGTTGTATCATTGTCTTCCTCAAAAGCATGAAGCTGGCTCTGACCAAATCTTCTAATGTTTGATGATGATACTCCTGGTACCTGGTGATAGAAGTTGTGTTCCATATCTGGAAAGTATATTGCGTCCCCTAGAACTACATGCTCTTCTTTTTCTAATATTTCTGGTAATTTATTCATGATGCTTCCTCTAATTTATCAAGTGCGTCAGTAAGTTCTTTAACACATTGCGTAAGTTCAGATATATTTGTTTGTAGATTAAACAAAGTATAATTGAGCTTATCTTTTGTAAGTTCTTGTTCTACACGATTGTGTAGGTTATCGGTAGATGTCTCAATAATAGCATCTATTTCTTTTCTTATATTCATAGTACCCTCCTAAAGTAAATGTTAATGAAATATGTGAATTGTTATTTTATAAGATAACCTCTATAATGTCTACACTTAGTAATTTAGGAGGTTACAAATGGAAACAAAAGAAGATAAATATATAGAGATGGACAAGGACATTACAATTATTTGCCCTAGTCATGGTAGCTTTTTAGCTACTCCAGACGAGCATTTAAAAGGTTATGGCTGTCCTAATTGCACGTATAAAGATTTAATTGAAAAGATTAAAGATTTAAATGTGTATTTAGATTATTGCATTGAGAATGAATCTAATGCGTACGACAACAAAACTTCTATTCAACCTGATAGTTATTCCAAAGTAATACATGAGATGTATGGAAGGACTAAAAAGGTACTTGATGATTCGCAAGATATAAGAGGAAAAAATATAGATAAGGTATCGGAATAGTAGGTTATAGTTAATTAATGACATTAAAAGTAGTGCCAATACAAAGCAAGATGACCAAGCCAACTCTATCAGAGGCGATAAAAAGGTTAGAAAACATGTTTAACAACTTTACATTTCGGGGAGAAGATAAGCTCAGTATTGTGCTTACTTCTTTAAGTTTTTGTATCTGGAGTCTTCAAAAGATTTTAGGTAACGATAAAGAGATGATGGTTATGCTTGATGAGGTTATAGATCAGTACGTAGATGTCCCGGAAGATGAGACTTATGTCGAATTATTTACTCCGGATAACGATTAACCTATTATTGTCATATTATTGTCATAAATGCATGACATTAAAAAGCCTGTAAGTATGCGGGTTTGAAGATTATTTTATTTTTTTCATTTTTGTCACAGGAAATAAGGAGATACAGATAATAATATAAGAATATCTTGACTACGTATTTCGTAGTAAGGTATCCTCTCCATACACTTTAGGGTAATGTGGGGGTATGTATTATATAAACACTCTGACTCTAAACTGCTAAATACTGTATGGGATATAGAAAAAACAAATTAGAATACGAACCCATCCTTGCTTCTGAAGAAGAAGCTCCCATTGAATTCGCTAACCTAGACAACTCCCTCAACAGAAGGCAAAGAAACTTCATCTGGCAAGCCGTAAACAATCCTCGGCTATCTCTTGTAGAGTGCGCTCATAAGGCTGGCTACAAAGACGCTAGGCAGTCTGCCAATAAACTCATGAACCATCCTACTATTCGTAAAGAGTATAACTATCTTATGAATGAGGCTAAGAAGAAGTATGAGTTGAATTATGATCGGGCTGTCCAGGATCTTTATGATATTCGGGACAAGGCTTTGGAGGCTGGATCTTTTAATGCTGCAATATCGGCTCAAAACAGTTTGCTTAAAGTCGGGGGCCTGGTTGTAGATAGGAAGGAAGTTATGTTCGGGAAAGTAGATCAAATGAGTCGGGAGGAGGTAGAGAAACGCCTGGAACAACTGATGGGGAGTATCGCGGTAGCTAATAAGACTGGGGATCTCCCAGATCTTACCAGGCAGGAAGACGAAGCTGATAGTTTGGAAGCGTTAGAAAAGGAAGATCTACTGACGGCAGATACAAAGGTAATGATTGAGGATGTTGAGATTAGTTCTGATTAGGTCTGTCTAGTATGTATATCAGGACATAAAGGAATATGGCCATACCTAGCAAGAAACTCATGAGGGTGTGGTACTCACTAGATACATACTTTTAGGAGAGTAGAGAAGATTATTCATTGAATCCAACAAGTACCACTCCTGCACTATATCGAGGTTGCTGTTATTTATCAACTAATCCTCTTGATCTTGGTTGGAAGCTATTAGCTTTCTTCTGTTGTGGTTGTCTAACATTATTTCCCAGCGTTCAGGTCTTTTGATCTTCCTTGCTACTCCATTAAATTCTTCGGGGCAGTTTTGTCGCCATACTTTGTCTAAGTTTTTTAAGTTCATTTGTTTATCTCCTATCTGTTCATTTGCCAAGATTCAAAACGTATCAGTAATGCTCTGCATAAATAATACGGCAAAAAGAATAAAATTATTAGTAAAAGTAATACAACAAAAGATAAGCCTACGGCTGTATAAAGTAATATGTCCTGGACGAATTTAAATCTATTCATTGTCCGACTCCTTGTTAGAGATTTCATTCCATTCATCATCATAATATTCTGTTACAACATCTTCTTCTTCACAGGGTTGTCTTGTTTCTATTCTTACAACATCATCATTCAAGGGTTCTAGTTCAGCATCAACTCCACTCATAAGAATATCTTTTGCTGTCTCTATATTTTCTGCTTCGACCTCAAATATTCCATAGTGTTTTTCTATCATATTAATTGTAAATTTTTTCATTAGTCTTGCTCCTTTAAGTTCTTTATTTCTGAAGAAATAAATGGGTATTGATTCTCCTCTCCACAAATTAAACTATCAGTCATTCTTACACCCTCTTCTTGAGCTTGTTTATATAACGTAGACCAACATAGATTATAAGTTTCCTCATCTACAAATCTTGCTACCTCATAAGCAGAAGAGCCATTGTGTTTTTCAAAATATACTATAATCATTAGTCTTGCTCCTCTGTTTTTAGATCTATTTCTAGATCGTTGTCATAATGCTTATTATGTATTCTTATGGCTTTTTTAATGTCTCCTAATAGCCAACTAATATTACCAGCAGACTTTGATCTTTTGCTTTCTTGATGTTCCATAAATGCCACACGATCTCTAGTCTCATGATAGAGAGCTATCTTTTCTGAATGCTCTATAGGTAGGTCGTAACTGTTGCCATACACCTTACGGCTTCCCCTCCCTCTGGCTTTGAACTGATAGCGTTCTTTATTGGCTACGGACATTAGATATTCTAATACTTCAATTCCGTTGGTAAGGGGAGTTTCTAGCTCCCCCGTTGGTATATCAAAAGTATTCTGTCTGATGTGTTTGAACTTGTTACGTTCTTTAAATTTTAACTTCATGATTGAACTCCTACGGCAATAAAGAAAGGCGAATCTGTAAGAGGCTTGAACTCGTCAACTTCAATATTGTATTTACCATTAGGCAATCCAATACAGGAAGTTTCAGCAACGTGCCAGCAATCATCTTTGAATAGATATACCCATTCAATATCAAAGTTAATGTCTATAATGAACGCATGAAATGAATGATATGTTGTGGGTGGTTCTTCATGCACTCTACCTTCATTAGATTTCTCTAAGGTTTCGTCAAGAGCGGATTGGTATCCGTTATCTACTAAAGCTCTTGCCTTAGATTTTGTGCTGTAGTGCTTGTTAAGTACTACTCCGTTATGCTGAGGGTAGCCGTCATAATGACAATACATGCTGACAATCTCCCCTGTTGCTTTTTTATACGCTATATTACTTCTTGTTCCCATTTTTTCTCTCCTATAAGTTTTGGGTTAATAAAGTGTTAGGCTTTGTTCATTTCTCCTTATGACCTTTTGCCGACTTGCCGAAGCGTTGGGGACTAAGGCGGAGTACTGGTATCAATTTAAATGCTTACCACTTTTATTGCATACCTAACTAAATAATACTACTAAATGTATCCAATATATGCAAGTGTTTTAGACTACAGATTGTAATTAGTTTTTATAGTTCTATTTACGCATATAGGGGAAATTAGAAAGTTAATAGCATACGGCCTCTCTCTTTGTCTCTCTCCCAAATAAAAGCACATAAAAAATCGGGTCGGGTTCGGGCTTAGATAAATCGACTTATAGAGGGGGTCTGTCGTGGGTATATCACAACACATTA